CTACACTGTGGGCTAAATGTCAACTGTTATCTTGTGGAAAATTAAACTATGATTTTCTTTTCAGGAGGTACATAGAGATCTGATTTTTCCTCGAATAAGGAAGTATGGTAATCCGCTAAGTCTTTAGCCGGAGTTGTTACAAATAGTACTTTATCCCGGGATAGTGTTAATCCAGTGTTAGCAATATCTGAATATGGCATGAAAGGATACAATCCAATATTACCATTCTCACCAGGTAAGATAATAGTTACCTGAGTTAGGTTGTAGGTATTTTCAGTAGTACCAAATGTTTCAGTAACTGATGCTAGTAATTCTTCACCTGATGTTAATCGTACAATTTGTGCTTCACTCATTATATAGTCCTTTATGTTAAAATTGTTGACTAGTTATTTGGTAATAAGGTCAACTAGTCAAAACCTCACTAGCTACTAGGCAGCTAGGGCGTAAGCGTTATCATTTGCGTTTACTTTAGTTTGCTTCTTCGACCGGGAACTCCCAATCCTTACAGTCTTTAGCCTTGACTGATTCTCCGTTGTACCATACGCTACCCTGTCGAAACCAAAACAGCCCCATCATGAACTATCTCTGATACACTTTCTTGCATATTTATGTACCTAGTTTTATCACCCTTCTCAGCCGCAGGCAAGGGTGAGATGGCTCATGGTGGAGCTGGCGAGAGTCGAACTCGCGTCCAGAACAGTTTTATACAACTTCAATGAATTTAATTATCGCCAATATTATATTTGGGAGACAATACCCAGTTATGTTTCTCTTTATGAGGAATAATCTTTATTACTCTTAGAGGGGCACACTTAGTTAATCGAGTAGGATCAACAATTTGAACTAATCCCCAATCTCCTAATAGAGTAGCAATCGTATTACGTCGCTGCATATCCATATCTTCCAAGTTAGCTTTCTTGCCATCTAAAAGGAATAATTCCTTAAAGTGAACAATGAAGTATCTACCTTGTTTGTGTAGGATATGACATGACTGAAATAGAATATTATCTTTACGAGATGCTACTCCAATTCGGGTAAGTGTTTCTTTTACTTTTAGGAAGTCACCTGGTTCATTTAGAGTAACTTCCAACATCATGGTAGGATCCCATGCTACAATGCTATTTAGATTTTCCACCTTTTTTAGCCTTTAAAATATCTATTTGTTCGGCTGAGATAAGATGAGCAACTTGCTTTGCTTTCTCATTACTATAGCCATAACAATCTTTAATCAATTCAATTTTAAGATCCTCCTCAGGTTTAATCCATTTCGAGAATCTCTTCTTCTTCCTGACTATATTTAGCATAAAATGAAATTGGAGTTTTTTATCGGTATGGTGGAATTTATTCATCTCATTAGCGAAGAATACCGTATCGGCAAAGTATGATAATGATCTATTGACCATGAATGGGCTATAGGCTTTTTCACTTACATCATCAACCATAATATCTTTCTTACCATAGTTGATTTGGTTTACATATTCAAATGGATTCATATTATTTAAACTTTACATTAGCCATAATTTCAGTCATACAGGCCACAATATTCAATTCATGGTCTGCCACAAAAGCATTCTTATATTGATAATCAGCCAAGATCAATACCAACTGAGGAATAGAACTAGGATCAATATAATCATACATCTTATCGTATATAGCTCTAAAGATAGATGCTGAATCAATATCAGTATTATTAGCGACCCATCCTCTCATAGACTTAAAGTTCTTATCCTTAAGTGACTTGAATAATGTATCATAATTAGTATCGCTAAGATTAACAAGGATGCCTGCATCAATCCGGCCGCTGATGGCATAACGCTGTAGTTCATTAAGGACACGACGGAAGTCTGGGAAGTGTTTCTGAACCAGGTTAGCTACAACGGCTCTATCATATTCTACAGCTTCGTTATCCAGGATAGTACATACACGTTTAAAGATATCACAGCAATAGTAGGTTTTTCTTCACGAGGAATGGCGAACTCATATACTGAACATCTTGAGTGTAGTGGTTCAATGATACGATTCTTGAAGTTGCAAGTTAAGATGAATCGACAGTTATTAGAGAACTCTTCAATGAATCCACGAAGCGCAGGTTGAGTGGATTGCGGGTTAAGGTAATCAGCCTCATCTAAGATAACAACCTTATACCCACCATGAAGAGATACAGTGGAAGCAAACTGTTTAATCTTACCTCTAAGTGTATCAATGTTACCTTCTTCGGATCCGTTAATAACAATGTAGTCAAGATCTAGCTGATTACATAAGGCCTTAGCTACTGTAGTCTTACCAACACCAGCTGTACCAGAGAAAAGCATATTTGGAATTTCTTTACCTTCTACAATCTTCTG